GCATCTGCCGTTCCAAGATTTGTTGGGTCATATGTCCACCCCATCGTCTACTCCTGCTTTAGTCTTCTAATATACCGTCTCTTATTTCAAAGAACTTATCTTCGATCCATCTGTTGTTACGAAGGTAACTTCTTAGTAAGGCACGTTGTTTAGCATCTATTTTAGACTGCTTAACTTTTTTGTCGTTGTATTCTTTAGTGCTGTTAGTGTTAGCTTTTACTTCTGCGTTAAGAAGTCCTACCAGCTTGTCTAGTTGTGGACCAGTTAGTTCACTTAGCCTATCTCCAACTTTAGCTAATTTCTCTAATTCTCTATTGTGGTGAATAAAGCCTTGAAGATATAAACTAGCTACAGACTCTGATCCTAAGCCACGATTTAACCAGTTATAGTGCTCTTGAACTTCCCACTGTTTACCGTCTGAGGTAAATGGTCTCTTTACAAAAACAGGCCAATCTATCTGCCAGCCAAGGTATGAAGGGTGGGTGTAATTAAACATGTCGGGGTATCCTATGTTGGGTAAGGTAGGGGACACCTAAGCCCCCCACCAGAGTACAACTTATTGTACGATGTCTTTAAAGAAGTAGCCCAAGTCTGCGCCAACAACTTTCATGTCGTAAGACATTTTAACTTGGATATGTTCAGCGATTTGCTGACGCTTCAGTGCATCATCCGAGAAGGATTCAACAGTGATACCCAAGTTGTTTGCGCCGGGAATGTTGTTCCAAGCGAATGTCATACCAGCAGCAGGGGTCATAAGACCAGCACTTGAAGGTGTGTGACACAACAGAGCATGTTTACCACCGATAAAGGCATTGCTTTCAGCAGCACCCTCGACAGCAGTGTTATTGACAGCTTCCATGACGAAGAAGTTTTCTACCTCAAAGATTTCAGCCAGTTTAGCGTCTGTGATCAACGCTGGGTTAGTTACGGTAGAACCACCATTCAAACGTGCCAGAATATCTGGGTGATTAATGAGTTCGTCCCGTGTTACCTTACCAACAACCATAGTGTTTGGCTTGTAGCCGCCCGACTTGAGTTGCATTGCACGACGAGCATCAGTTACGTCAGTGATAGGTGTTGAGTTGGTGTAGTCGTTCCAATAGACAGGAGTACCTACACCAGAAGCTGCACCAGCGACCTCAGTACCCCAAACTCCTGTAGAGAAGAATGTTGTAGCAAAGTTCTCTTCACGGTGGATCATCAGGCGCATTGCCAGAGTTTCAGCACCAGCAGAACGGATGTTCAGTACTTCGTCTTCGTTAGCGATAGTTTGCTCATCGAAGTCCATACCAAGTCCGTATACATCAGCGAAGTAGCTGCTGTTTGAGATGGTCATGCCAATGCGGTTAACCTCAGTACGTGGCGCAAGTTTCTTTACGTCACCTGTGCGGTTCATGTTGGCACGGTCATAGATGTAGTACTTGTCAGACTGACGAGCAACACCTACTGTTGGGAAAACCTTATCAGCGACAAAGTTGGTTTGGGATTGTGCATAAGCCAGTGTCAAGTTAGACAGAGGGGTGTCGATATGCACCTGTGATGGAGTTAATAGTGGCATAATAGTTCTTCCTTATTCTATGCTAACTTAAGCAGCAGCGTTGCCGCCTTGGATGAGTTCGATAGCAATGATCTGGCTAGTAACACCAGCTTCAGTTGCATAACCCATAACGATGTCGGTAGAAGCAGCGTCTACACACAGACCAGCGGCATCAGATGCGACAGCACCACCAGCGGTAACAGTACCACCAGCTTTTACCATTGTCTTACCTTGGACAACTACAGTAGCGGCATTATCTTCAGCGGCACCTACGAGGCATACACCAAAAGCACTTTCACCATTACCAGCCAGAACAGCTTCAGCAGCGGCATCTAGTTTAACGAATTTAAATTGAGCAGCAGAAAGGTCTGCCCCTGCGATTACAGTACGGGTATCCCGTGATTGCATAACAGCCATGTTTATTCCCCTTTATAGGATTTAGTGATTAGAGCCTTGCCTTCATCGGTCTTAGCTACAGCAGCATAAGCCAAAGCATGTTCGCTCTTTTTCATTTTGTTGGTGTCCATGTAGGACTTTACGAGTGCGTCAAGTTTGTCAGCGGCAGTAGAAAACTCACCGTCAGCATCAGATTTACCCAGTTCAGTCATGCTTTCTTCAAACACCTTATCGGCAGCTTTGAGGGCTTGCATTACTGTTTCTTCAGCTTCAAACTTGCTAACCAATGATTTGGCTACTTCAAGGTCGAAGTGTGGAAGTTCTGCTTCAGCTTTCTTAACCAAGATAGCGTCTGCTTTAGCAACCTCTGCTTCTTCCAGAGCCTTAAGGATAGGCGCAGGAATGTCAGCTTTGTTGATTTGTTCGTCACCGTAAGTTACAAACTCAGGCTCAACCATTTTCTCAATGGCATCTGCTTTAACGATGTAACCAGCTTCTTCTAGGGCTTTGCTAAGGCGGTCAGCCTCTGCTTTAACTAGGTCTAGTTCAGCTTTAATGGTGTCTACCTCGTCCAGTGGACCTTGGTATTCTTTTTTCATGTCCATGTTATACATTTTCATAGCTTCGTCCTCGGACATACCTTTGTCCATGTAAGGCTTCAGCTTTGCTTTCATGTCATCAGACATTTTTTCTACTTCGTTCTCCATAGTTTCTCCCTCGGAGTTGTCCCTTTTATAAAGAGAGACCATTGCTTGTTTGTTAGCTGGACGATCAACCAAGGACAGTTCATCTAACTCAAGTTGTTTAAGTAAATTAGGCATCATAAGATTCCTTGGTTGCACGACCACCTATTGAGAAGGCCGCAAGTTCACCAGATTTGACCTTATCCCAAACGTCATCATTGTAGACTTTAAACGCTACAACCCAACCTTCTCGGTCACTCTGGATGCCAAGGGATTCACCAATCTCTTTAGTGATAGGCATTGAGTGGATAACCGCCCCAATCTGATCCCCTTTGTGCATTTCTTTACCGACACGTATATGTTCCATGAAGTTGTTCACGGCTTTAACAAGTGTGTCTGGTTCAATAATATCTCCTTGGCGATCAATAACAGGTTCGCCTTTTTCGGTAACGACTGATGCCCAACCATAAACGAGACGCTGTTCTTCGTCGGCTTTGAGTATCTGTCCTTCAATGTTTGTTTTTGTAAGTTCTGACACCGAGGCTCCTCCCTCCCACATTCTGCAAGACCAGTATCCTGCTGTCGTTTTGTCCTTCTTTGTGTCGCACGAATGTCTTGAACGGAAGTTGGCCCTAGCTTTCGGGTTGTCCCTCCGTATCTCCATGTTGGGGTCTCCGAAAGCCACACGCTTGATCTTCCCTCCGCTTTGTACGAATACTTCAAACTTCTTATTACCGCCTTTAATACGACGGGGTTTGTTTAAGGTAACTTGCTCCCCCTGATACTCAGCCTTGGCGAAGTCTTCCTTCATAATTTCTTGGATAACTACTCTGAGAGCCTCTAAGCGGTCCTGTGAGGGTGCCTCTTCAGTTTCCTTGTCGTAGTATGCCATATAAGCCTCATGGCTCTCTCCGGGCATATAATGTGCCTGTCCTTGTGCATCAGGGTGAGCATGTGTGCTACCGTTCATGCCTAAGTCCATACTCCTTACTCTAGCTTCAGCCTCAGTGGAAAATACATCGTTAGCTAACTGGCCTTTGTTAATGTTCATTATACATTTCCTGTTGGGTCATTTTTAATTAAGACGCCTTGCCAACTTACAGACACTGGGTTGTTGTTGCTTGAACTAACTGCTCTTGCTTCTAGGTCAGTCTTCTCAGGTACTCTGAGTGGGTAGTGAAACTTGTCAATGTAAGTACCACTTTGAAGTACGATGTAGACTGCCGATCTAAAGGTATTAGAGCCAAAGTCTCTGACATTAAACTTACATGTGATATAAGTGTTTGCTTGAGATACTGAAGCTGTAAAGTTTAGGTCATCTAAGTAAAGAGTGTATCCAGCAGGGACAGTGTACAATCCTAAGAGTGTCTGATTAGATGATCCTAAGTTACCGTATACTGCATTGTCAGGAACTCCACTAGAGGCTCCACTGTCAGCTATGTAGATAGTACCTTGTGCTGTACCAGTTGACCCAGACAGAGTTACATAAGCCCTGTAGATACGAAGGTAAGAGTTCTGAGTTACCTTCTGTGTCTGTCCTGTAAGAGTTATGTCCTCTTGTATAAGATTGTAGTCAGCATCTAACCCAAAGATTCTTATGCTGTTAGCACCAGTGCCACCACTTGCGTCATCTGTACTGCTAGAACTTACATACCTTACAGCAGCGGAGGTAGGCCAAACGTAGTTACCACCTTGGTTCCAGATAGTCTCTTCTGTCCCGTTTATGTCAGGATTAAACCCGAACTTATAAATAGGTTCGTAGCCATTAGACTCACCCTTAGAGATAGCAAGGTAGTTATGCTCATAAAGGTGCCTAGTCCAAGTTGGCATTATACAGCCCTACAACGTAGTATTACCGCCCTTTGGATAGTTGTGGATATACTTGTAGTAATAGTGCAGATAAATGTGTAGTCTCTTCCATCTACTCCACCACCGATATAAATAATTGCGGTGTTTCCCGACAAGGCTTGTTGTATGTTCTGTATACTATCAACAATAGCACTACTACTAGCAGTAGTTAAGTCCTGACCAGCAGCTAAGACAGTCTCGGCAGGGTTAGCATTAGACCTTACAGACCAAACTACTGTACTAATGGTAAACCCAGAAACAATATCAGACCAATCAATACTGTAGTCTAACAGTTCGTCTGGGTCTTTGTTGGGCCAAACTA